CTTGTCCTCCCCCGCAGTGCACCGAGCCAGAAGGACCCATTTATTTTTTGAGGGGTTGTTGAGAGTAATTATCATTAATGAGTTCGGTGCGAGTGACAGTAAAACGGTCATCTAACGTGGCTGATGGCTTTACTAATAGTGATTCAGAGCAGAATTCATCCGCCATCCAATCTTTATCTCCACACTTGATGCAGGTAGATAGATCACCATTCCAACTATGCGAAGGCTTATTGGTAGGTTTTATAATGTTTATATCGACCAATTCAACACCGTCTATATATAAGGTTCCACTACCTAAAAACAAATTACTCATACACACCTCATTATTCAGTTAAAAGCCGCAGGCCTGCGGCTATGCTTTAGGTACTAACGTTAGTTAATAACAATATCGCCAACGTCATCAACGACTACACCAGTAACCTGTTGATACCCTTTAGACCACTCGCCGTTCAATTCGACATACACTCGACCATGCTCTTCACAATTTTGAATAGCCTGCCTTAATGACTCAATCGCTTCACTCTTCTCGCCAGTGCCATTAACTTGGTAAGGGGCAACACTACTCGCCATTACATTCAGTATTGCATCCCTCATCTTAATATTATGTTCGCGGCCATGTTCCGGTACTGGTACCGCCATGATGCACTAAGATAGAACGTTAAGGTGATTAGTGATGATTGTGTGTTTATCTTGAGTTAATGCATCAATCTGCTCATGCTGATCATTCATTATATCAACTGCCTCTGATTTTCTAATAACACGAATACCAGTTAGCATTACACCTTCAAGATCAGCCTCACACTGCGGTTTATCAAACCAATACTTACTATGCCTATTTGTCATACTCACCTCACTGTTAGACTCAATCAACTCAGGACTAGAATTAACGCAAGAACTCCCAGTTTTCCCATACCAGTCAGGCATTGGAGGTACTGGCAATTTACGGCCAAGTTTAGGGGGAAATAAAACTCCAAACATAAAAATTAAAGTCGATAAACACGACAAGATAAACAAAATCCAAAAAACAATATTCATACCTATCTCACTATTTAGATTCGGTACCACATTCAACACACTCAAACTTAAACTCTCTTAAGTCGCTCTTAAACCCAGTAACAATGGCAACCACACATTGAGACATGAAACCTAAACGTTCCAGCGTTCGGTGATTGGTTGCCTTGTTGCAACGCTTACAGTGTTTCCTCATTAGCCAACACCTTTAAATATCCGGAGGGGTGGAGGGGTGGGCTCACCGTTTGACGCGCTATCTTTAGTGTTTTCTCGCCATTCATAACCGCAACAATCACACGATTTACATAAATGTTCTTTTATTGAAATCACCTTATAATCAAAGGTTCTTGCAACGGGCTTTACAAACTCGGTTCTATCGAACTGTTATTTACTTATGCCAATTGTCTGCCCATTGCCAATCCATTTAACTGCTATCGCAGCCGAACCACACTTAACGCATGAACCCATCACTCACCTCACTATTACTATCAATCAACTCAGGACTATAATTAGTTAACACATTCACCTATTAGTACCATTGGCCATCCTGCAGGCATCTGCCCAGTAATTTCGGCCTCGGCTATAGAGTTATCCTCTACATGCTGGATGTGAGTATAAGAACCACTAACAAACTCATCTGCTGCACTTTCATTTAAGTAGTCACCGTATACACATAAATCTTTATCTTTTACTTTAAGAATTTTCACTTTTAAGCCGCTCATACTCACCTCACTATTTCGATTGTGTACCACATTCAACACACTCAAACTTAAACTCTCTTAAGTCGCTCTTAAACCCAGTAACAATGGCAACCACACATTGAGACATGAAACCTAAACGTTCCAGCGCTCGGTGATTGGTTGCCTTGTTGCAACGCTTACAGTGTTTAGTCAACAAACCACCTCCTCATATCAATATCTGGTCTGCATCTTCTTGTGGGTTCAGCTTCAACAACGCTAGACCTTGTGCTTAATTCATCTTCAATCCCTTTGATATTACGACTGCAATCATCAATTGCCTTCAGGTACATTTCTTCAATTAACATGTGGTCCAATACAGCATTACCTTTAGCTTTTCCTTGCCTAAAATTAACACCAACATCTATTTTCGACCAAGCTAGGCAATCAACACCTTGAACACCAAAGTCTTTAAGACGGCGTTCAAACCACTTAGCTTCCTCATGCTTTCTAAAATAAACTCTGTCACCCTCCTTTAAGCTATGAATCAATGCTGTTGTTCTTCCAGTTTGAATAGCACTTCTAAAATAAATCTTTGCACATGCTTTGATTGCATTACCAATTCCAAAAAAGTCCATACTCACCTCACTATTTCTATTTCTGCTCGTCTTAACCAATACAAATACGTTTTCTTGCTTTCGAACCCGACCAGTGCCCACTGGCCTTGGCTGATGTAATGCGCCCTTATGGCCCGTATGCATTGCGGTGCTAACCGTTCAATCATCACATCAAACTGCCTAACTTCACGCGGGGGCGTTACCTCAATCACTGCAGAACTACCGTAAACAATCACCTCACCTAACTTGTCGCACTGGCTTCGGTTAGCAAAGCCTTTGCCCCGTTCTTGATATGCCCAGTAATTACCCCAACGCTTTAAACCATGGCGCAAGGCCTTCATATTCAATGCCGCTTGTTGATGGTCCAGCTGCTGCACGTTAATCTTCGTCACTAATCACCGCCTTTATTTCATCAATCCCTAACCGAAACACCTGGTCGCATATTGCCGAAACATCATCAAACGACACTCTGGCTAACCCTTTTTCCCATCGTTGATAAGTCCGTTCACTCACCCCGTAAAACTCGGCAACCTCGGACTGAGTTAACCCACGAATCGTTCGGCCTGCCCTCAAAATCTTAAACCCGCGTAATGCCATTTCGCCCCCAAAATCCCTTAACTGCATATTCTTCTAATAATGATGCGGTGATCATCACAGCCAACCGCTTGCACTCTTGGTTTGACCGTTCTCACTTTCAACGGACGATCTAGGCAATATCTCGGGCGCAACAGAAGAAAACCCACGATAAATTAAATACTGGTGATATTGGTCTAACGCTTGGCTCATGCCCTTATCTAAGGTCGATTTAACGTACTTACGCAGCAAAACAGGCAATGAATGATTAAGCAGACGTTCACCAATCATGGTATCGACACCTAAGTCAGCAACGATGGTGCGAAACAAACGACGTAAATCATGACTCGTGAAGTGTTTAAAGCGAATTTGAGTGTGCCACTCATGAGCACTGCGGATTGAAATAGCACCAACATTGCCAGGAAACAAAAACGAGCGTTTGCCAACATGCTTAAGCTGCCACTTACGATAATGCTGAATTAACGCCTTAGCCGAATCAGTCATAGGTACCCGATGTTCCTGCTTGTTCTTGGCATTGCTTGCGGGTATCACCCAATAATCCCCTGCAAAGTGCTCCCAACGAGCCAAACGAGTCTCATTAATGCGAGTACCGAACATCATCATCAACACAAACAACATCTGCACCGGCATCACCACCTCACCTAAGCGAGTAAACAAAGCCGCCAAATCCGACTCAAACAAGCGAGTATCAACCACATCAGCCACCTTAATTGAATACGTCACTCGATAACCGGCTAAAGGGTTAGCACTAATCAAACGCAACTTTGACGCCGCAGCAAACACAGCTTTAAGCTTATTAACGGCCTCGCGAATGTATTTAGGTGAAAACCCTTCAACCAACATCGGCTTAACTAAACCGCCATCAACAGTAATAAAACTCACATTAGCCAAACGAACATCAGCCAAACGAGGCAACAAATGACACTTGATCATCGACTTAATATTGCTGCGCCAACTTTTGCTTAACGTCGTGTTAGTTTCAATATGCTCCTGGTACCACTCAAGCAAACTGCCGACCGTATCAAACTGGCCAGTCACCATATTGCCGCCACTGCGTTTAGCCAACATCACAGGCAAATCAGCGCATAGGGTTTTAATACACATGCTTGGCCAGGTACCCACCTTTTGCCAAACCGTCTTACCGTTTTCATTCAACACCAAATGAACACTCGCCCGCGTTCGACCAGCAGCAGCACGTAAACGAATTTCAGGAAACTGCGGATCACGATAATCGCGAATAACCCCAGCACGTAACCAACGACGTAACGCCGCATCGTTTAGCTTTCCCACTTCAACACCTGATGCCGCCATACTCATGCCACCAACCTGTATTCCCACGCCTGACACTTATCACGGCGGCGCTTTTGCTTAACCGAAACAGGCAACTCGCGCCAACGCGCACTTAACGCACACTCGCTATCATGCACACCAAATCGCTCAAAACACTCTTGCTGAATCTCATACAGGGTTAAAAACCGACCTTGACTCAACACACGACACAAACGTTCTTTTTGAGTAGCGGGTTTACTCAAAACAGGCTTATTCATCGCTAGCACTCCTTAAACCGAGTTGACGTCTAAACTTTGCAACCAGCGCCTTGCCTTCTTCTGGTTCAATGCGGCGGGTAGCACGAGTGGGTAACGCCTTGGGTAATTCAACATCAATCAACTCACCATTAGCGAATTTTCGACACATAATCTCGTATTGGCGGGTAAACATGGTTAACACATCTTTTTCAAGCCCTGTCGCAAACAACCAATTACCACACTCACGAGTCGCCAACCCAACAACATCATGGCTCCACTTGTGCTTAGTCAAATTGTGATAATGCTTTTTGGCTTCACGATAAGCCGAATCCAAATCAGGTAACCCAAAATCACAAGCCGTTGGCTGACACCACAAAGCAAACTGGCGTGGCGTAGGCCAAAACTGGCGATCACCCTGCTCACGTCTTGCGCGGTTTAACCCCATTTGCACCTGCTCGGTGGTTCTAACCTGCTGCAATGCGAGCGTTTTAAGCCATTCACTCTTGTGCACGGCTTCGTCTTCTGCCCGAGGAGCACCAACAGGAAACAACACCCGCAACTTTGAAAACACACTGTCAACAATCGCCATATCCATGTTTGAAGGCTGCTTGTTAGCGCGGCCAGCGTTCGGCATTCCCACCTGAGTTGAATTAATTACTGATTGAAGTGTTTTCATACCAAAGGATCCTCAGGGTCAAAAACGGCATAAGACCAATCAGCCTTAACCGCTTGCTTAGCAACTAGGCCAGCGTTAACCAGCCAATCAAATTCAAAACCAATCCAGCAACGTGAAACACACAACTCAAAAACGTCATCAACCGAACAGCCAGCATCAACGGCTTTCACCAAATGCGGTGTCAGGCGATTAATCGCAGTTTGGGTTAATTTGGCTTTTTTCTGCTTACGAACGGCAAGCCAGTCATTAAAAAGTTGTTCACTTGGCAAAGCAGGCCATGGAGAAAAATCCAAATCAGATTTTTTTGAGTGGGTGATAATATCTTTATGCTTTATTGATGGTTCAATGATGGTTCTGAGTGATCCTCTGTCCACTTTTTTGGACACAGAGTCACTAGCAGGGTGACACTGTGTCACTTTGAGGGGTGACACTGTGTCACTTTGAGGGGTGACACTGTGTTCTTTTTGTTCGTCAGGTTCGTCGTACTCTATAAAGGGTGACAAATTGTCACTATCAAAATTAGACTTTTCCAACTTACGATTTTGCTCAGACAAAAGGGAATCAACTAACGGAATATTTAACCAATATGCATTGCTTCTGTTGCCGTGTTGCGATTTACGGTGAACAATTTTGATAATGTCTTGTTCTTCTAGCTCTTTACAATGACGAATAACTGAGCGCTTACTTATCTCGCACAGATACGCTATTTCATCATAAGACGGAAAACCGTACCCATGATCGTTCATGTTGTCAGCCAACTTAACCAAAACAATTTTTCGAGTAGGGTTTCCGAGGCGCAATTTAAATGCCTTTGCAACTAATGCAATACTCATATAGACACCTCACACCAAAACGCTAAATTGACGTAACTAAAATGCGTGCGTAACATGTAACTGCCTCTCTTTTAGGTATTAACCCCGTTCTGTCGCCAAACTTAAGCGGGGTTTCTTATTTTTAAAATTCATAACATCACCCATCAAGGACGAATCATGGAACAATACAAACCATCAATAACCGTAGGTGAGTTCAAAAAGTGGCTTAGCGACTATCCTGATAACATGTTGCTAGACTTCTCAACACTTGATTACAAGCGTTTAAAACAGCGCTCACCAACGCTAGTTCAAGTTGAATTTAATCAACAAGTTTTTTGAGATAGTACAAACAATGTGGTGGTTGAAAACCTTGCACAATAGCCACTGCATGTATACAAGCAACCTCTTGTGATACAGATACATAACTTTCGTGAACCTAATCTCCCAACCAGCGGGTGAAATGATACTTTTCGCCCGTTATTTCAATAACCCACTTCTCTTTCTTTTTAATCAAACTGTTAGCACTTAACTGAGTCATTCCCCGCCCCTTTAAACATCAAACAAAACGCAATAGTTAAAATCACTGCCAACCCTAACCAACCAAAAATAAACCACCACATATCAACCTCGCTTTCTCATTACTTTTCTGCGTTGGTTGCGTTCATAATCATCACGGCAATCAGCATCACAAAAGCGTTCGGTAATCGGTGCATGGCAATAAAAACAATGCCCGGTCAATGGTGGTAAGCTAGGCTTTGCTTTAGCCAGCTCAGCGGCCAAATGCAGTTCAGCCATATCATTCGCATCATCAACGTTATACATAACTAACCAACCGACTTTAATTTGCTATCAAATAAATATGGGTAGTTGCGTTCAAACGCATCCATAGCCGCCTGAGTCATGCCACGCGATTCACGCAACTCACGATAGGCCTGTTCAACATCATGACGCGAAGGTACTAAGCCCAAACGAATAACCGCAATTTGCGCCTCGCTGTTTTCCTTAGTTAACGTCGCAGCCATGTCACTCGTGCTTAACGACATACCATCACTAACGTGATCAACCACCACCGTTACGCCAACCATGTTGTAAACATCGTTTAAATAACCAATGCGCAACTCAACCGGCATTGCAGCCAATATGGCCTGCTCAACATAAAATAAACGCTCAGGTACTGCGTGTTGGTCAGCATACTGCCCAAGCCAACGGAAAATCTTTTGCGCATTAACTCGCGAATCATTATAAATATCGTCAGAATACGTAAACGAAATGCCCTCTTTGGCTAATACACTCACCAATTTCAAATCATCAACCGCCTGCACCACGGCAGTGGCCAATGCCGAACGGCTCACTTTTGGCAATTCAAGCCACTTATTAATGGCTTTCATCAACAGCGTTAAACGTGATACTTGTTTCATGCTTTTCTCCCTGCTTACGGCTAAAATTAAACTGCTTGCTTGATTAGCGGTAAATCCGCTTTAAGTTTGCCCTTAGTTAAACGCTCAATCTGATAAGCGCGTAATTGAGGAACATCATCAGGCCACTGTGAAACTGAAGCAGGTGAAATACCTAAGGCTTTCGCAAGCTTCGATTTACCTTTGAAATGGTCTACAGCTATTTGTTTTTTCATACGACCTCGAATTTAAGTTTTCCTAAATTTTTATCAACTTTAAGCCCAAATAAAAACTAAGTCAAATTGATTTAAGATAACTTATATGAAAACACTCGGTGAACGCTCAAAAGAGCGAAGAAAATTAATAAAACTTACCCAGATCCAGCTAAGTAAAAAGGTTGGAGTATCTGGCGTGACTATTTCGCAATGGGAATCTGGTGACACAGCCCCCAAGGGCGAAAACCTTTACAAACTTGCAAAAGCATTAAAATGCTCGCCAGATTGGTTATTGTTTGGTAGCGAGCCCAAACCAGTCAGCAACGCCGAATGGGCTGGCCCAATGGAAACGTGGGACAGTAATACCCCACTCAATGATGATGAAGTAGAGATCCCTTTTTACATGGAAGTAGAACTCGCCGCAGGACACGGCATAGCGGAAATGCCTCATTTTTACGGGCCAAAATTACGCTTTGCAAAATCAACGTTACGCAAGTCAAACGTAGACCCTACAAATGCCGCGTGTGTTCGCGTCAGTGGTAACAGCATGGAGCCAGTATTGCCCAATGGTTCCACAGTGGGCGTGGACACTTCACAAACTAACGTGATCGACGGCAAAATGTACGCCATCAATCACGATGGCATGTTACGCATTAAAACCTTATACAAATTACCAGGTGGTGGTTTGCGCCTTCGCAGCTTCAATCTAGACGAATGGCCCGACGAACGCTACGAAGGTGATGACCTAAAACAAATCACTGTGATTGGTAAAGTGTTTTGGTATTCAGTACTTTTATGATTGTCTAACGTAAAGAGTTAACATCCCTCCTGAATTTGGGCACAAGATAGAGATACTTCCTTTTCCTGATGGGATAGTGTAGCGAAAAGTGGTCTTAGTAGAGTTAGGATGAATATTAAGGTCTGCCGTTTTTAAGCCTAAATAACTAATGTAGTCATCATAATTTGAGACTTTCTCGCCAAACCGACAAGGCTCGGCCCCTTTTAAGCCTATAGAAATAAAAGTAACAACGTTGTCTAAGGTCTCAAATGACACTTGATAATCTTCATTATCAATGAAAATATTCCCAGCCTTATTAATTTCAACATCATATTTTGTCGCGACATCAACATTAAATCGACCAATATAATCGGTAACGCCTTCAAGTGAATTCTCTGGGCTGGGTTTACGATAATTAGAGGTTTTAAGGGCTGGAGCTATTAATTTCTGTTCAGCTTTTTGGGTTTTAAAAGCGGCTGTATTTACAAAATTAATACCCACAAAAAACACAATCACCCCAGCAATTGCAAACCAAACTACCCCTGACGAAATATGATCTCGGCTCTTACCACAATGCGGGCAAGCCTTTGCCGCGCTGCTTTTCTCTTTTCCGCATTCATCACACTTTATCAACGCCATAAACCCTCCTTAGTTAACTAATTATTTATACCACCTCACCCTCAAAAAATCATTAACCCTAAAATAACTTAAGAAAACCTAAATTATTTTATTGACAAATTATTTAAGTTTTCTTAAATTGTAGTTAGGAAATTAACCGAGGACGGCAAAATGATACTGACTAACACACCAAAAACAGACAAAGAACGCGCTGAGCACTTCCACCTGGTCAGCATTCGTTTTGCCTGTCTGCTCACCACCAAGCAAGACCCAATGGAATGCCCACGAGTGATGGAGCGCATTGAAATACTCGAGCGCAAGCTAACGCTTGCAAGCCCAAGTCAGGCGTTCATTCAACAATATGAGCATAAAGCAGGCGAAATCGGCAGCGAACTGGCCATGCGTTACAACTACAACACAGGCCGCATCACCTTATGGCGCAACACACCACTGCATCAAAGCGGCACCGTGTTTCAACTAAGGGCAAGTATATGAGCGCGGCAATCGAATATTGCGACCGCGAAATAGCAGATTGCAAAGCCATGCTGAATGAATACCCAAATGAAGCCGTCGCGCTTAATCGCATCATCACCGGCTGGCAACGCGCCAAAAAACAGATACAGGCTCGCATCGAACAAGATGCCAAGGAAAACCAATGAACACAGCATTTTTACTCATGGCCCAGTTCAACAAAGCCGTTATCCCACTCGAAGACATCTGTAATGAGTTTTTTGGGCTATCAACGGGTGTCGCCAAGAACTACGCCAAAGCAGGCAAGTTGCCCATACCCGCTTTTCGCACAGGTAAAAGCAACAAATCGATTTGGATGATCAACGTAACCGACCTAGCTGAATACCTAGACCAGTTACGCGACCAAGCCAAAAAAGACCACGTACACAGCACAAAAGCGGCTTAAACAGTTTAAGGGGGTTCTATGTTTTTTGTATTCGGAGTGAGTGAAACGATAGTGAAAAAGGCTGCAGATAAAAAATGCAGTCGATTCACTGGGACTTATCCAAATAGACGAGAGCTATCACTTGAAGAATATCAACAAAAGCTATCGAAAACCCGTGATGACCTGTTTGCCAAAATGAAAGCACAAAAACTCAGCCACGGCTTATCAACGCCCAGTTTAGCCAGGCAATACGCAGAGCTAACCAAGGCACAAGAAAAGTGCCGTGATATTGAAATTAGATACCGAAAACCAACTGGAACCACTAACCCCAAAACAAAGAAAGACGTTTTGGAATGGGCCACATACATAGGCTAACAATCGAAGAGAGCAGCGATTATGAGTTACTTCAAAATTACCAACGATAAAGCAGTACAAGAATTTAAAGCATTTGAAACAGCTAAAGCAGAGCTTATTACTCAAGCCACTAAATTAGCAGATCACTTCGGTGGTAAGCCAATTTTTAGTAATCGGGTCGAACGTATTTCATTTGCTGGAATAAACTTTCACAACTTCAATCAACTTGAAAACAACCACCTTTGGATGAAGCCTAAAGCCTCAAGTTCGTTTGCGTCATCACCTAAATACGGAAAACCGAAAGCAGCAGATCGCGAAGCACTAGAAGCTATCAGAAATAAGTATGAAGCCATGTCGCCAGAAGAAGTGTCCCGCGAACCACTGCTTAAAGCTATCGGTACTGACTGGGGTAATTGCTTATTCACACCTCTTTCGTTGTTTCTTCACGATGACGTTATTTACCTCAATACCCGCCTCACGCTTAAGGATGCAACAGAGATATTTGGCAGCGAATATGAAGCAGCTAAACGCGCTTATGACACAGCTAAAGTCGAGGTGGCAGCATGAATCCAACACATGACTACTACGCCAAGCATTATCCTTGGCTTAACGCAGACCAACGTGAATGCTTTGACTTTCTATGTGACATTCACGGCGGCGCAAATCACATGTTTGGAAATATTCAGCCATCTGGCGAACAGGGCTTATTCATCAACAGTAAAGCCTCCCATTACATGTCAACTTTTGACTATAGCAACCTAACAAAAGCAGTCGTCATTGCGCATGACCGCATGATCCGCTTTCAAATCGAACCATCTGGACCGCGCATGTTGAAGTTTACCGCTCATAAACGCCATCTGCGTGAGGGTCGCATGCATGAGCGCCACCCAACCATGGAAGAAGCGATTAGCACTATAAGAAAGCAATACCCACACAACGAGGTGGCAGCATGAGCTATCCACAATTAATAAATGACCCTCGCTTAGATGGTTATACCAAAAGAGTGCGCAATGGAACCGCTCAGACATTTTACCATGGCAGCGACCCACGAGATTTTGAACGTTATCGCGAGGAAGGAGGCCCATCATGCCATTCGATAAAAATGCATGATAAACCTGACACTATTAATTTGGAACCGCCAGAGAAGCACATTTACGCGGAGCTTATAGACGGAAAATGGTACTGGGTTAATGGCTGCGCTGAATGCAATGGAAAGCCTAGAAGCTGGATGACATATATTGAATGTGACAAACACAATGTATGCGCTTGCTGCGGGATAGGCAGGTCACAATTAACAGAGGCACCTTGGGGCCGTAAAAATGGTTGGGTTTGTAAACCCTGCGCAGATATAGAAGATACCGCCAGAAAGGAAGCCGCTTTAGCGCGAGCGGCTGATTATGAATATGACGAGTGGGATTTCTACTCTAATGACAAAATCACATGCCCTCATTGTAAAGCAACCATTGAGTCAGAGGGCGAAGATTACGACAGCGATGGTGACGACCGCGAATGCTATGAATGCGGCAACACCTTTGAACTAACAATAAATCACAATATTACATGGACAACTAAGCGCAAGGATTTAGCAGCATGAACCAACTCACCCCAAAGCAGATTGCAGCAAGAGCATATTACCGCGAAAACCGCGAATACATACTGGCTCGTTGCCGCGCTAAGTATCACGAATCAGTAGGCAATAATGTGCCTGATTTTGTTTCAAAAAAAATAACAGACAAAAAGCCAACGGCATCACCAGCACCAAAAGCAATTGAACAGCCAGCGCAAGTGACCAAAGGTGATATTGAATGGGGAGGACTACTTAAAAGCCGCAATGCTTTCAATGGTGTGATTAATGACGGTGAAGAATACAAAGACCGTAAAGCCATCAATCAAGCGATTAGTGACCAGGCAAAAATCAAAGCAGCAGCCAGAAGCAAAGCAGAAGATATTAAATTAGCCCGTGAGCTTGGGTTAAGTTTGGAGGATATAGCATGAGCGTCACATTAACTATGGCCCAAATCATCAGCATTGCTGACTTTGCAGGCCTTACAATATCCGATTGTCCGCTTGATGAAGATGAATTAGAACAAGAGTTCACTGTATCAAACAACCTGAAAGTTGACATGGAAGATGGAACTTACTATGAGGGCATGACTGTTCATATTTCAGAGTATCCAGAAGAAGGCTTTATGCCGCTTGAGGAAAAACAACCAATACCATCATCTAGCTATAAATCTAAACCTAACAGCGAACAAACAAAACAGTCTAACCATGACGCCATGATTAACAACATCATTGAAAGTACCGGCGGTGAGATATGAAAGTTAAATTAAACAAAATCGACCGATGGGTTTTATCTCTTGTCGCAATGGACGTTAAAAAGTTGACTTGGTTGTTCATGGGCTTATTCATTGCAGAGCAGATATGCAGCTACTCAATAGAACGAGCCATCACAGGGCAAGGATTTCAGCATTGGTTTGATCTGGTTTTTACTTGGTCATTAACTGTCACTTACTTTTATTATTTATCAAAACTTGGTGACTTATTGCTTGGAATACTTAGCGGTGAAATGCCTGTACATGTTTCTAAAATATTAGGTGGTAAGCAATGAAATACCTAATCCAAGGTTGCGAGTCGGCCGAACGCCTGCAGCTGCTACTGCAACTTACCAACATCGAATCGTCTGACATCATCGCAGCACTTAACGATCACTTCGTGACAGGTCATCAAGATACGGTTTCAGCCATTCGTAACGGTATTAAAAAAAGCAACTTATCACGCCCAGTTGCACGATTAGAACAAGTGGCATTCACCGTCGAACAAATAAAAGAAATCGACTGGGCCAAATTCAAACCAAGCAAGGTGGCATGATGGAAGTAATTCAAGAAACAACGCCAGTAGCCCGGAAGCAATATGATTGCATGGCCAGCGAATGGGTCATGAATAGTTATGGTGAGTATAGCTTTACGTTTTCAGAACTTAGAACTATCGCTAAAGCCAAAAAAAAAGGCTTCAACATTGTTCCTGGTCAAAAGTATATCAAGCAGTTTAACCGTGATTGCGGTGATGTGTGGACCTATCGCGCAATTCCTGAAATGCATCAAATCTGCATTGACCATGGCATATACGATAACTGTTAAGGGGTAGACGTAAATGAAAAATAAAGCAGCATTTAACCATATCTTAGGCCATTATCGCGCCCAAAAATGTAGATTGCCATTTCATATACATAGTGGCGACCAAATCAAAGTGGCCATGATACTAGGGGCGCTTGATTGTCTTTACTGGCAAGCGCTGGGCAATGGCCTAACTAATTTAGCAAAAGGGATTGGCAGAACGATTATTCATACATACAAGTACCAAAAAATTAGATTACCCGGTCACCCTATCGCGGGTTACCAAGTTAACGGTTACCCAAAAATAAACTTAAGCGCGGTATTAGGTGGTGCAGCATGAGCAAACCCGTAAAAACATTCAGCACCAAACAAGGTGTAGTGACCTTATCGGCGCCGTTCTTCACGCTTATGCATGACCAGAAGCAAGTTGAAGTGACATATAAGCCCAACAATTACAGCGGTTGGGGTATGTGTAAAACGTGCAACGCTATTGAAGTTAGCGATTTCACCCAAGCAGATGCTGAGTTATTCGCCTGCACTGCCGATTCAAAACTACGTTTACAGGGGTATGCAGCATGAATGGTTTAATTATTGATAACTTCGCAGGCGGTGGTGGTGCGAGTACCGGTATCGCCTGGGCAATCGGTCGCAGTGTTGATATTGCTATCAACCATGACCAAGATGCCATTGCCATGCACAAGGCAAATCACCCCGACACACGTCATTATTGCGAATCGGTATTTGATATCGATCCAGTACAGGCCACTGCAGGTAAGCCAGTTGATTTGGCATGGTTTAGCCCCGACTGTAAGCACTTTTCAAAAGCAAAAGGCAGCAAGCCAGTAAACAAAGAGATCCGCGGCCTTGCTTGGGTAGCTATTCGTTGGGCAATGAAAGTCCGCCCAAAAATAATCATGCTCGAAAATGTCGAAGAATTTAAAACATGGGGACCAGTAATTGAGTGCCAGGTAACCGATTCAATGCGACCTTGCCCAGACCGTAAAGGCGAAACCTTTGATGCATTTGTGAAAATGCTCAGCAATGGAATAGACGCAGAGCATCCAGCACTTGCCGAATGCGTTGACACGCTTGGCTTGCTCGATACCGCAAAATTAATTAAAGGCCTTGGGTATAAAGTCGAATGGCGTGAAATGCGTGCATGTGATTTTGGCTCACCAACAATCCGCAAACGCTTCTTTATGATAGCCCGTTGCGACAACCAGCCAATAGTTTGGCCACAACCAACACACGGGGCACCCAACAGCGAATTAGTAAAAGCGGGTAAGCTATTGCCGTGGCGAACAGCTGCAGAATGTATTGATTGGACTATTCCATGTAAATCAATATTTGGACGTAAAAGACCATTGGCAGAAAACACCATGAAGCGAATCGCCAAAGGTATTCAAAAATTCGTTATAGATTGTGCCAACCCATTTATTGCACCGGCACAAGCAGTAATAACACCATTTATCACTGAATGCGCAAATGCCAGCGCACAACGAAACATGCCAGCAGATGAACCGTTACGCACTATCTGCGCAGAAGTGAAAGGCGGTCACTTTGCATTAGTCACCAGTCACATGGTCAAAATGCGTGGCACTAACATCGGCTTTGAAATGACCGAACCCGCGCATACCATCACCGCTGGCGGTTTACACCTAGGCGAAGTGCGAGCGTTCTTCATTAAATACTACGGCAATGAGCAAGACGGGGTTGCATGTGATGAACCACTGCACACCATCACCACCAATGACCGTTTTGGATTAGTCACCATCAAAGGTGAACCGTATCAAATAGTCGATATTGGCCTGCGTATGCTTGAACCACATGAATTATTTGCATGTCAGGGCTTTAATTCAGATTACATCATTAGTGATTACAACGGTAAATCGACCAAGAAACAACAAGTCGCCCGTGTCGGCAACAGCGTACCGCCGCAACTATCAGAAGCACTGGTAAGGGCTAACTTGCCAGGTCAATCCAAACAAATTGCAAAAGCAGCATAAGGGGTTTACATGAAACAGTCAGAAGCAATCAAACAAGCACTGCGCCAATGGTACGCCCTGCCGCGTGATCAGGTCGGTTCATGCCAACAGTACATGAAAACACTAGCCGAAAAGCTGGCTAAGGAAGGCAAGTAATGAGCGCAGCAATGGCATTAATACTCAGCGACCTAATTGAAGACTACTACATAAATGAACACATGAGTGGTGATCAGGTTGCTGCAAAACTGGGGATAAGCCAATACTCGGTAAAAAAATATTTATCACAAAAAGGACTGGCTCGAACACGCCAAGAAGCAACATCAAAAGCCGCACACACATTGAGACAAAAAGCGGCTAACAATGCGTTGAGCGCATACGATATGCAAGAACTGAGGGAGTGCAGAGTCTCAACCCTCGCATTATCTTTATTAGATAATATGCAAAAAAATATGTAAACGAAATTTTAAAGTATAAAACACAAAAGGCACCCTAGGGTGCCTTGTTTTTATTGATTTGAAGCTTTTTTTAAGCTGCTTTTGCTTTACGGCGCCCATGTGTTTCTGGGCCACTAAATCTGTTTGCATCATCTAAATGCTTAGGGGCGGCTTTTAATAGACCTTTTAAGGTTAATCCAAGACGACCATAGACTTTATCTACAGATAATGTTGCTTTCATAGCAGAGGCTTCCATTGTTTTCATAGCCATACTCCTATCAACGACATTTGTAAAAATAAGTATCATTGAAAAAAATAAAAAAATTTGTGATTTACTACTCAAAACTATTTATCTGTATAGTTTTAATAATAAGTCACGTTACTTATAGTGGGTTCATATTATACGCACATAGTAACTAGTATCAATCACTTTCACTAAAATCTGCAATACTTTCGAGCAAACCGTCTATTGAAATGGACTGAATCATCACAGCCCCAGAGATGTAAGGCCCTGAAAAACCGTATGATATATAAAGTTTTTCTAAATCGGAGTTCACTGGGTCAACAAAATTCAAAAACTTACCATCAAAAGCTGCAATAAACAAAGCTGCAGATACTAAAGTAAAGTATATCATGCGACCGCTTAGCGGGTGATCAGCCTTTCCCCTCACAAAAGACTCAATCATATGAATAGAAAGCGTTTCGCTTTCAAAATCATATAGCCCCATCGCAATACCTTCAGGTATGTGCCCACCTGTTATTTTGAAACAAAAAGACACGCTATGATCATCATTACCAATGCTACTAATCGCCCATGGCCACTCTAACTCACCATAGCCACGACATAAAATCTTATAATCATCATCGTTTAACTCACCAACCATCAAATCAAGATTTTTTTCATCTAAAAACAATTGAATTGAGTTAATAGTAGCTGTTTTTACTTGCTCAAAATTCATGAACTTCCTGTGAGTTAATGTAATGGACTATAAAACAATTTTATATCAACAATACGTAATGCACTAATCAATATCGTAATTATTTAGATGATGATTTCTAGTATAAAATGATTTTTGGGGAACCATAACGACAAGAAAAAACAGCGGTGAACCTATAGGGAACCTGAAATACATCAGCATTATTAATATCAATAACTTACATTTAAATCAAACCAATCCAGCATAGGCGCTATGCTAAACGTTCTATCCAGCTCAACCCTTGGTGTATCTTGCTTTGAGTCTATATTTGGCAAATTCATCATTCTCACATTTTGGGGTATTTTTACACGTTTTTAATCGTTTTTAGTTGCGCGGGGAACCTATAGGGAACCATAATAGATTGGACTATGGCAACGGGGAACCTCAACAATGGCGTCTTACAGTATTCAAAAACGTGATAAAGCTGACGGCACAAGTAAGTATCGCTGCTTAATTCGTGTTAAGAAAAAAGGCATCGTATTATACACGGAGCAAAGAACTTTTACCAAAAAGTTACCTGCTGAGACTTGGGGCAAAGAACGAATTGTTGAAATTGAAAAAGACGGGTTTGCTCAAGACGAAACGGTGACCCCTACTCTTGGTGAGATAATCGATAAAACATTGGCTGACCCAAATATCGATAGCACTATTGGTCGGTCTAAGCGTTTTTGTATTCGTTTACTGGGTGATTGTGAAATAGCCAAAGTCAGAATTGATAAACTAAAGTCTCAAGATGTGATTGAACATTGTCAAAGTAGAAAAGAATCTGGCACAGGGCCTGCGACAATCAACATCGATGTGAGTGTGATCCGTTGGTTGCTAAAAATCGCTAAGTCTAATTTTAGTTATGATGTATCCCAAAGCCCGGTGATTGATGCTTATGATGCGCTCTATAATCAAAACCTCATCGCTAAATCTGCGCGGCGTTCGCGTAGGCCAACTTCAGTTGAAATTGAAAAGTTAAAGGTTGGGTTAGCAGAACGCGCCAATAAACAAGCTGCGCATATTCCGTATATTGATTTACTCGACTTCTCTATATTGAGTTGTATGCGGGTTGGTGAGATGTGCCGGATTTTATGGGTCGATGTGGATGAAGCACAAAAAGCGGTGATTGTGCGTGACCGTAAAGACCCTCGTAAAAAATCGGGTAATCACATGCTAGTGCCGTTACTGGGTGGGGCGTGGGAGATTTTACAAAAACAACCACGGAATGATGAGCGGGTATTCCCGTTTAATGAAAGGTCAGTTGCTGCAGGGTTTCAGCGGGTACGTAATGCGTTAGGTATTGAGGATTTACGCTATCATGATTTGCGGCGTGAAGGTGCTAGCCGGCTATTTGAAAAGGGTTACACTATTGACGAGGTTGCCCAGGTAACTGGCCACCGTAATATTAATACGCTGTGGCAGGTTTACACTGAGCTGTTTCCGAAACGATTGCATGATAAGGATGCCATTAAATAAACTGGCTTGCTTTTAAACCTCTATCTCTACAAACGGTAAATCGGGTGCTGTCCCTAGCACCCTGCCGTCTTGAACATAGATGTGATCGCCAACACTGCCGCTGCCAATAACCCGTTGGGTGTGGTTACTGGCAGTGGTGGCGGTGACGGTTCCGTCGGTGTTTACGGTGTTGATGGTCATAATCAGCCGTGGTTGGGCTAATGATTGTTGTAACTGCTTTAACATTGCCGGTCCTTAGATTATCAATTCACTGATTATCAATTCATTTAGGCTACATGGCGGATCACTGTGATTGATTGGCTGATATCGATGTCACCGTTATCGCTAATCGATGCTGAAATTGATGCGCTGTCGCATATTCCTTTGAACACCTCAACACCCTCACGAATACCGATTAACATACCTGGTGTTACTGGCGGTAAGTCGCCCATGATGGGTAAGCTCATGGTGATGTTTAACGTGTTGCCCGTGTCGGCCAGTGCGTTGGTGCCGGCTATTCTGGCAGATTGATTATCAACAATTAGCTGAGCGCTTATATCATCGGTGGCAATGTTACCTGCACTGCCAGTACGCTTCACTTTGGCGCTAATACCTTGCTGCTCACCGCGAAGCCACACCACGTTGCACTCGGTGTTGAGTGATTTGGTTTGGCTGTATTGGGTGATCACTGCATCATGCACGGTTAAATCTGGCGTTGCGGCTGCCATTTGCCACGGTACCGTTGGCCAACGTGGTACCACAGTTAATGTGCGGGTATCGTCATTACTTAATAACATACAACCCACTTGAGCCACGGCCTCGCTTACGGCTTCAATCGGTGATTTATTACCGACACTGAACGCGCCTGCAGGTACGTTAAAATCAGTAATACCGTTTAACTGAATTGTCCAATCGGTAAATTGCAGCATGTCGGTGAGTAAACCGTTAAAGCTGCGCGATACTGCGTTGGTGTAACTGATATTCAGTAAGTACGGGCTGGCCAACTCAGCGCTGCGGCTGCGACCCGAACCGCTGTGGGTTTCGCTGCCAAACACCTTGCTGACACTTAACTGTTCAACCAGGCAATAAAACTCATAACCGTTAATGCCGATTTTGAGTAATTGGTTTTCAGCGCGGCTGGCATCGATGCGGCTTGAAAAATCAATACTCACCGAACTGGCCCACTGGCCACGGCTGCGGCTGATATTTATATTACTGATCACAATCGGTACGTCATCAGACACACGCACACACGTAATGGTTGGCTGCATTAAATAATACCTGCGCAGTTGTGGTTCTATGGGGGTTTCAAAATCAACACTCGGTAAACTTGGGTTGGCATCGATTAGCCCGCCGCCATCATCAAAATAACAATAGTTGGGCGATGCCGTAAAACGCAATTGCAAAGGGCTGGTTGAACTGGCCCAAGGCTCACTAAAGCGAATCGTGACTTTACCGGTTGGAGGAAGATATCGGGTTGAACAAATCCAACTAGCCGTATGCGGCCCCCAAGCAATAGCCGGTTGAGCTACTCGAACGTGGCCGTAATAATAACTGGCGCTAATGTGATTAATAAAGGCGGTACCATCTGCCCAATCAATTGCCGATTCAATAGCAAGTAACGTTGGCGTTGTTTGCCAGTTCATCTGCCATTGGTTTTGCTGTTGATTTGGTACTAACCAGATTAATTCATACTGCTGTTCAACGCTGTCAGCCACAAACCATTGCATTGTGCTCGTTACGGTTAATAACGGGTTTGCAGCGTATTCAACTGAATAAGCCTGTTGCGTTAGTGGTTTGTATTGCCAATTGAGATTAGTCACGCTATCAATAGCCGAATGAGTAAACCACGCTGCGGTGGTTTCACTCTGCCTTGATGCGCAATAACTGACTAATTGCAGTTGATGATCAACACGCATAGGTGGTTGCCAGGTAACACCTAAATTAATACCTAATGAAGGCTGGCTAATCGGTGGGGTTGGTACCAACTCACCACCAAAACGAATCGTTATTGGCGAAGTGGCATTAGGCCATTGTTGGTTGAAGCGTAATTGAATCATGTATTAGCAACATCAAAAATTTGACCGTCAACACCATCAATCACCGCAGCGTTAAAAGTTCTGTTATCATCAAGAATCATCACCATTAAATTACCACCACTAGTGAAGTTATTATTTAAGTGAATAACCGACCTGTCAGCTTTACCAGTGTAAAGCGTTGTCATCGTGTTTCTGTCTAATATTGAAAATCGTTCTGCCTGCGGGTCTAAATCAAGGTCTAATTTGGCTCTATAAAGCGGAGCCAAACTGATTTTACTATACTGAAACATAATATTACTCATGCCAAGTCACCATATTAACTACAACACCTTGTACTGAACCTGTACTGCGCATAACCCAGTGGTCAACCCCAAAGTCGGTTTGTATAACAGGCCACGGTAAATTTTCGCAACGTGGTGACATTGAACAATTCATACCCGCCAACTTGCCACGATAAAGCGGGTAATTCTGACTTTGCCTATAGCTAGCACCGTCAGGACTAGTATAATTACCGCTTGGGTATATATTACTAGCAGCAATTAATACAGGGTAGTAAACCCCCAGATTAACACCGCTTACACCTTGGGTTGGGTTTGTATAAAAAACATTATTAATAACCAAAATTCCATAATCGACCATCGTGGCGCTACCCTCTGCACCAGCAAGCTTTAGTAAATTATTAGATGGTGAAGATGATGGTGAAGTTAGTCTAAACGCTGTATGAAAGCATGACGACCAAGATGTCATTGATGTACCAGTGAAGTCGCCATTTACACTGGTATTACCAATCGTTATAAACGTGTTTATATCATTCGGGATAAACGGATCAAAGTCACCAACGTATGCCACATTATCATATAGTGCATTATTGCCACCCATAACCCCATTGGTCGATAAGATTAAATAGAATGCTCTACTTGTACCAATCACAACCCAACGGTTAAAACTGGAGTTATAGGCGTGAATACCTGTGTTGTAGCTTTTATTAAAGAACGTATCTAAACCACTCATGGACACGGCCGACGTTAAACGCATTAATGTATTTGCGCTATTTGAACCGTCATGACTCCACATTTGAAAATACCCACCACTTCCCTCGGTGGGTGAGTTTCGATAAGCCACCTTTTGAGATGCAACATCTTCAAACTCTTTTGTCCATCCGAGTGATGCTTTACTACCGTAACCATCAACCAAGCACTTTTGTAAAATATTAATAATTTCAGATGGTTTTGGTGTCGTTAACTGTGGCGCACCCACATCATCCCAGCGATAGACCGTTACTGGTAATCCCATAAAACTAACCTCTTACTTTAATTTAGTTATTTACGCTTCATTACCACGGAATGCCAGCACGGCTTTGTCTGTGGTGATTTGACTGTGACCGGCTTGCACGGTGCGAATTGGCATGATGGGTTTGGCGCTGGCCACGGTGGCAAAGCGGATTGCTTCGCCCGGGTTCCAACCTGCGCCGAACGCGCCTGAGCGGATCACAAAGTACGGTTGATTTGTCAGTGAGTTAATTGGGGCAAAATCGTTTAACGTATCGCCCGTGGCAATTTGGCCAATGCGCTTACCCACACAGCGAAACGCAGTGGTTGAGGTAAACACTATCGCCCAATCTTCGTTAACCGCCGCCTGGTTGGTAACCTCAATCGGGTAATCCACCGTATTTAACGTGCCTTGGGCGGCGTCACCGTCCAGGTCCCAGTTGTTTGCCCAGCTGGTCATGTCGCGCACCTTGCCGACACGGGCTTGTAAATCACCCAATATCTGCACACTGGCCACGCTGGCCCCCACTGGATACTCACGAGTTAACGGCGCTGAAATACTCACCACACCTTCGTTAACGGCTGTCACTAATGCCAACTCGCTGATGGTGTCGCTTAACACAAACGGTGCCGTAAAGCCGCTAAAGTCACTATTTAACGTCACCGTGCCGGCAGCATTATCAACGCTAAAGTGGTCACTGGTTGCGGTCCATAAGCTGGTGCCGTTGGCGTCGGTAATATCAACAAAATTAGTGTTGGTTCGTACCGTTACCGTTGCACCATTGCTTGGGCTCACAATGGCTTGAAAGTCAGTGTGCGATACCGCCACTGTGCCCCATTGCCTGAATATATCAACCACACCGGCATTGGGAATGCGTAGCGGATTAAGGCCGTAAATGTCAGCCGGTGGCAGATTGCGCACTTGCTCGGTAATGTCATAACGCAAGGTGCTTAACTTAACATCTTGAGTGAATGTCATTTCGACCAGGTTGTTTACTATGCTGCCGCTAATCCCTGTGCCGGTAATGGTGCCGTTGGCATCACTGCTGGCGCTGATTAACACATCACCCACTGTCATTACTTGCACATAAAATGTGTTTAACACTGGGTCGGCTGCGTTAAGTACAAAGGTGGCAGTGTCAGCAGACTCCGGTGCAATAACTAATGCAACAAAAGTTAAGCCGCTCATGCCAGACTCAAGCGTGGCCACGCCAGTTTGGTAATCAACAATCGCGGCGCGTTTTTCTGCTTGCACAACCAGCGAGCCAATACCTGAAACAATCGTGATGTATAACGCGCCGTCACGTTCGGTGAACGAATATTGTGAACCTTGATACGTCACCTTACCCGTTAAGGTGTTGGCTACTAATTCGCGATCTGCCGGAAACACATCGGCATTGCTGTAGTTTTGGTACGCATTGGTTGAGATATAACCCAAGGTCACTGGGGTGTTAAGGTCAGGCTTGCGCGATAACGTCACACTAATTGAATCACTGCTTACCACACTAATGGCATCATCACTGCCGTATTGAATACCGCCTGATGTGTAGCTCACCACTGGGGTGTAATCAACTGCAGTGTTAGTGCCTTGCAGCACATCAATTGCCGCAAACTGATAGCTTTGGGCTGCGGTGGCGGTTTGCGATACGGTTTTACGCACCACATCGCCATCACTTATCGATTGACCCGTTTTAATTTGTTCGCTTAATACCACGGGCAATAAGTTTTGCTGCACGGCGGCAACCGCTAAATTTTTACTGCTGCTCGCGGCGGTTAACTTAGTCACGCCGTGAAAGGTTAACGGGGTGGCTTCGTTGGTTAAACGCAACTTAGTACAGTTACTTTTGCCGTTAATGGTTTCGTTGTACTCAGGGGTAGCAAAATCAATCGGTGGGTCGAATACGATATTACCGGCACTGTTTCCTGGTGCGTTGGTGTCAGTGACCATTGCGTAATGGGTTTTACGTGGCCACTCCACATCTTCGGCGTCTGGATATTCAACGGTAATGGCAATCACTTGGCCCACTCGTAACGTTGTGGTTTTGCGATACTCTTTACCATCAAAGGTATAAGTAGACTGTAAATAGTCTTTACTAAAACTGTTTTGATTGGGTAAAAAGCCCGGTGCGCCCTCACGGATTAACGAGCCCGCGGTTACTGATGACTCTAAAATGGCTTTCATTTCAACCATGCGATCTTCATCGTCTAACGCATCAGCTTCAACTAATAACATTGACACTAACGCGTCGGTGGGCGGTTGGCTAATGTACACATGCGCATCGAGTAAGGTGCCCGTGTCGGTGGTGTCTAATGCGGGATAACACTTAACCACGTCGAGTGACGATTGCGCGTGGTCAATGTCGGATATCGCAGTAAACAACTCGTTAAGGGTGCCAGACTGCACCGCATTGCGGGTACGCTGGCCGCCTGCATCGTCACTGGTACCGAGCAGTTCGGGCTTGAATATTTTTAAATCATTACGGGTAATGCTCATGGGCCACCTGTGTGTATAAAAAAGCGTGAAAGAGTTACAGCGTTAAAAATCGTAATACCACGTTGGTCAGTAACGGATACCCGCCTAACTGATCATCAACGTCATCACCCGTGATCACACTGCTTTGAGTGTTATCCCACATCACATTAATGTCGGTGCCATCGTGATTAATAGTGAACTCGGTAATGGTGCTGGCAGCATGGGCTTGTAACTGCTCAAACTCAGTGCGAAGCATCCAGCCGGCCTTAGTGCCAAGCTCTAACGTAAAGCCTGCGGGGATGATGGTTTGCTGAATATGCGGGGCACCGTTTAGTGCCCTTGTCATATTGGCCGCGACACGCTGTGTACTATTGCGATTAAGCCAGTGCAGCGGCTCGGTTAGCGCAATGGTGTCGATAGTGGTGTTATACATATCGCCTCTTTATTTGTCTTAAGCCAAGATTAACCACCAACCGATTGCAGGCGCTTTATCTCCGCAACCAACTCATTCACAATGCTGCGTTTAGTTTGAGCATCAAACGTGCGATTGCCTACTTGCAATTGCAGCACCACCGTATCGCTACTGGTTGCAGCGGCTGTGGTGGTCGTGGTTTGGGTTGTTGTTGTGGCTTTCGCCGCAGTGTTGGCGGTATTAGTTGCAGCAGTGCTGGCAGTTTGATTGCTGAGGGTTGCGGCATCGCTAATGGCTTGTTTCTCGCTGGCATCTTGCTGGGCTTTAATCTCAGCAGTTCGGTAAGCGTAAACCTTGTTTAGCGTTTTCTCGGCTTCTTTTAACTGGGCAATTAACGCCTTGTCGCCCGTGGTTTCAGCGGCTGCTAACTGAGCTTTAATCTCGGTTAACTCTTGCTGATACTGACGTTCTTGGATTGCGGCTTGGTTACCAAGGTAGCCGTCGAGTTCATCTTGCAAGGTATCGAGGGTTGATTGCGCACTATCGCGTAACGAGTCCATGCTCGATTTAGCAGAATCAATGGCCGACTTAAGCACACCCAAGTCTTGATCGTTCATCAAGTTCATTGAGTTAGCCGCACGTTCGGCGCTATTGATTAAGCCAACATTGCCACTTTCGGCCGCATTGAGTGCATCAACCATTTTAAGCAGTTCGATACGCTGGCCGTAATAGGCTTGTTGCGCCTGCTTGCCTGCAATTTCAGCCGCCCGAGCAAAGTTACTAATGCCAGTAAAGTCGATAGACTTGGCTTGAATCGTTTGCAGTTCACCAATCTCACCACGCAGATTTTTATATATCTGAATGGTTTTTTCGAGCTCACTGCTTGAGTCGGTTAGCAGGGTTTGGCCGTAAAGTATCGACTTAAAGTAAGCGACGGCACCGGTACTGAGCTGGGCAACCTGATCAGTAATGCTATTAAGATAGTCGGTAAAAAACTTAGCAACGCTTGCAAGTGAAGAACCTGCCTGTTGCGAGCTTTTGACAACCAACCCCATGGTATTTTCCATGGTTGTGCCAATACCTTGGTTTGCATTATTAACCTGCTCTTCTGTGTCGTTGACGTCATCAACCAAATCCTTTTGCGAATCTTTCAGTCGGTAATATTGCTGTATTAATACATCAATATTTTCACTTAAACCTAGATTGGCTGCTTGTTGCTTAAGACTCGACTCAACTTGCTTGTCACCCGCAGCAGCGGCTTTAATTGATGCCTCGGCATATTTTAAAAACGCTTGTTCCGCGTCATAAGTTGACCCAACACCATTTTTAACCGCTTCTTTAACCTGATCATAAGTGGCTTTAGCTTTAGTCGCCAAATCCTGCAACGACTTTAACGTGGTAACATTGGCTTGCTGCATTGCAGCTTCGTAGTCATTAACCGATTTTGTCTGTGCATCGGTTGACTCGACTAATTTATCTTGCGCTTTAGCTAATGCCTCTGCCGCTATCTTGGCAGTGGCCTGCGCTTTTTCGTAGTCCTCTATTGATGCAGTACCATCGATATAAGCATCACGAACCTTTGCAAGCTCTGTATCAGCAAGCTTACTTTGAGCTGTTAAAAAAACCACTGTTGCGTCATTTAGCTTAACTTGAGCATCAGTTAGGTTTGTTTGAGCAGAATGTTGCGCTACCAGTAAATCCGTTACCTTTAAGGTCGCGTTACCATAACGGGTTTCAGCTGCTTCAATTTCTTCTAGCGATGCTGTACCACTGAGTTTGAGCTGATTGTAATGATCTTCTGCTGCCTTTTGCCGAGCCTTCCAATCGTCAACCTCTTTTTGCGCTAACGCAGCTACTTTTTCACTGGCCGCTAAATCCTTTAGATAGCTGTTATAACGCGCCTCAGCTTGCTGCTCAATCGCAGACTTAACCTTGGCGGCATTATCTACTTGGGTTTTCGTGGTGGCATCTGAGTCAACACGAATGTCAAACCCCATTTGCCGTAGCGATGCATTTGCATCTAACGCATCTTGCTCGACTTGATCCAGATAACCTTTTGCAATAGCAAGCAAGCCGTTAGCGGCCTCTTGAAACTTTTGAGCGAGGGCATTGTCACCAAAAACGCTTAACGCCTTTGCCATGCCAAGAGGGAATAACGCAAACGCACCTGTTACTGCCGCGCCAAATGTCGCAACAACTGATGTCACTACGTTAAATGCAAGTCGAACGCTGCCAACAACTACGTTTAACCCTGTTGTAAATGCAGTAATGTTTTCAAGCGTTGTTTTTAGGCTGCTACCACCATCTTTTAAAAGAGTAGTAAAAAAGTCGCTAATGTCTTGCGCGGCTTGTTTGATCTTCCCGCTTTGGTTTAACTCATCAAACTTTGTGTTGAGGTCTTTTAGTAAATCAACCGCAACTTGGTACGCGCCAGAATCGGCAATGATTTGTTTAAACTCGGTCCACTTATTCGAGATTAAATTAATCTGACCACCTAGCAATTCTAAGCTTTTTGCTGCTTGGCCATTGGCCTGCTTACCCATCTCATCAAACAGCTGCTTCATGACGTCTCGGCCTAACTCGCCAGCTTCGCTCATTTTTTGCAACTGAGTCACGTTTTTGCCCGTGACTTTTTCAAGTAAATCCCAAACGGGAACACCCCGCTCAACAAGCTGTAATATTTCCTCGCCTTGTAATTTCTGTTTAGCCCATGCTTGGCCAACGGCCAAAATGATACCTTCGAGCTTTTCTTGGCTACCCCCTAAACGAGCGTTGTAATCCACCATTGACTGCAACGAGCCATTCATGGGGTCGATGCCAAAAGTTTTTAATGAGGCAAAGGCTTGCTTCGCGGTGTCTAAACGGGTACCGGTGTTGTTGGCAAAGTCTTTAATCCATTGTGTTGCCTGCTCACCACTGGCAATACTGCCCATCATGGCGGTCATTTGCACGCCAAAGGCTTTTGCTTCATCACCTGTAGTTAATACCGACTTGATGCTTTCCCACAGCTTATCCATACCAACATACGCACCCGCCATGGCAATCAGTGAGCTGGTCGCACTTTTAATGCTGCCACCAAAATCACCCGCGTCTTTTTTAGACTCAACCAGCAACTTATTGTGCTTTTCAAGCTTGGTGTTCACACCGCCTAACGCGGTTTCAGCAGCGGATTGTTGCTGCTTTAAATCTTTAGTGGCATCAGCTAGGTTGTCCATACTGATCCCCGCCGTTTTTAAACTGGCGGTATTTTTGTCGAGCTCGGTTTTGTTTTTATTAATGCCGCTAGCCAGCTTATTTAATTCACTGCGGGCGGTTTTAACATTGAGGGTATATTCCGCTTTGGCTCGGCTGGCGGTGTCGGTGGCAGTGGTCGCTTCAAGCAGTTCGCGGCGCTGCGTATCCAATGCAGTGGCCAACTCTTTAGCACTGTTTTTAGCGGCTGTTTGCTCATTGGCTAATTGTTGTAAATCAACCGTGGCTTTGCTGAGTGCGGCCGCTTGCTCTGCGCTGGCCGTTGCGCCTTGCTGCTGCTCGGAGCTAAGTTTTTCAACTTCAACACGGGCTTGTTGTAATTCGGTTTCGTACTTAACCAATGCGGCTTGGGCTTGGTTATACTCTTGTTCAAGCTCATTAGTCGTGGCTTGCGCTTGAGTTTGCGCGGCCTCTAATTGCTTTAACTCTTTAGCTGCTGCCTTTTGCTCAGTAACTAACTTATCAAGCGCAACCGAGTTATCTTTATAGGCCTTTTCGCCCTTGGTAATTGATGCGGTTAAATCATCAATTGAGTTGGCAGCGGCTTGTAAATCTTCTAATTCTTTTAAGCGTTCGTTTAATAGTTCGCTTTGTGCCGCTAACTCAGTGACAGCCGTTTCAGACTTTTTGGCTTCGCTGGAAAATAAATCTTTACCTTGGATAACAAGATTAATGATTTGGTCTTTAAAACTCATATAGGTTCCTTTAGGCAGCAAAAAGCCTCGTGATCAAGGTTTCTTGATTACGTATAGTGATATTTATAGGATGGGGTTAAATTCTGTTTATAAAAAAGGCCGCCTAGTGGCAGCCATGTTTTAATGAATTCGGTTACAGTTGTTTGAGCTCATCCCTTAGCGAAGCGATTTCTCTGTCGATTGACTCAACTTCGGTACTAGCTTGTTGCATTACTGCAGTCATTTCTTGCGCAAGACTTTGCTGCCATGTGGCACCTGCTAAATTATTATTTGCACGATTACCGTTAGATCTTAATTGGGCAATTTTTTTATCTCGGCTGACAAATGCTTTCTTTTTTTCTTTTTCAAGATTTTTGATTTTACGCTCTAACTCTTGTTTTCTTAGATAGTCAGAAAAACTCTGTTTTTTATCAATGACCTTATTATCTGGGTTGCCACTAATAGCAGTGACATCTTCTATTTCAGCACTGTCAACATTCCCAGATTGAGAAACAAAGCTACCAACACCGCTCAAGTCAAGGGGTACGCTTTGTTCATCGCATGGGTCGGCTTGGTATTTACCATCCGCACACTTATACACTTCTGCGGCAACGGGGTTAGCCAGCATGGCCATAATCAAGACTAATAATTTTCTATCCATAGAGCACCACCTTGTTGAATTAATTTGATTCTACAACGAGGCCAATTTAAAAACAAAAGCCAAATAGTCTTAATTGTGCACCCTGCTCACTTAAACGATAACAAATTGACAAATGCGCCTAAGAGGGGCGATACTGATTGGGTACTGGCAAAATCCAGTGCCGGGATTAGCCTCTCGCAATTCACAGGCGCAATTGACGCCAGCCTTTATAGCTGGCTTTTTATTGCGTGATTCAGCGCACTTCTACTATGGTGGGCTGGATGGGAGCACTTCGGTGCGCCGCTTCCTGTGAGCGGTAAGGCTAATCCTGTTCAGCTCATCACCCAAGTTTAGCCTTCTTGGTTGGTGAATACTCACGATCACAGGAGTTTCATTATGTCTGCATCATTAAATCAAAATTACCCTACGCAACTCGTTTTTATTAACGACCAACAAACCTTTACCAACTCACAAGTTGTGGCCGATTATTTTGGCAAAAAGCATTACAACGTCTTACGTAAAATTGACGAAATAATCACCGATGCGCCCATTGAATTCACGTCAACTCATTTTCGAGTTCACGCAGTAAAACTGCGGGCTGGGGCAGTAAATCGTGATTCAAAGATCTACCAAATGACCAAAGACGGCTTTATGTTTTTAGTGATGGGCTTTACCGGCGCTAAAGCAGCACAATTAAAAATAAACTTTATTAATGCCTTTAACGAAGCTCAAGCTAAACTCAGCCGCACTACTCACCCGTTTGAGCGTCAGCGCATGATGTTTACATGGGAAGCAGGCAGAATTGTGAGCTCGCAACCGATACATGACGACCAGTTTGTGACTAGCCGTGAAAAATTAGTGCAGTACATTCGCGAACCGCGCTTTTTAACCTTAGCGCAGTTGCTAGAAATTAGTGAAGCCGCTAACCAACAAATTGCAGCAAGTGTGCGCTTTGTGGAAAAACAAGCTAGATTGCGTTAATTAGTCTTACATTAAAAAGCCCACTAACTATTTAGTGGGCTTTTTGGTTAATGCGCTTTTGTT